TTTAAATCCTCATGGAACAGGCAACGTAGAAGTAGATGGATTAGAAGTAAAACTATCAAAAGAATATAAAGAAAAATGGACCTCTAGAAGAGGAGAAAGCGAAAAAGTATTTGATGGGAATACAACAAAATATGAAATTGATGATATTCCAGTTAAAAAATCAGATTATAACAAGCAAATAAATGAAATAGCAGACGAAGAAACATTTAAATTATTAACTAACCCTTTCCATTTTCCTTCTCTTGGTTGGAAAGAACAAAGAAAAGTCATCTTAGAAGTTGCTGGAGGGAATATATCAGTAGATGATGTTGTAAAAACTGATAAAGATTTAAATTTAGTAAAACAAGATCTAGAAAAAGAAGATGTATCAAAGCTAATAGACAGTAAAAAAGGTAGCATTAAAAAACTAAGAGAAAATAAAAAGTCAATTCCTTATAAAATCGAGGAATTAATGGAAACAGTAGTTGATTTAGATGTAAAAGAAGTAGAAAAAGAAATAGCATTTAAAGAAAGTAAGTTAAAAGATATAGACAATAAAATAAGCGATATAGCTAATAGTAGTAAAGAATTATTAGCTAAAAGAAATGAAGTAATGAAAAAAATAAGTGAAAATGAAAACTTAATCGAAGAAGAAAGACAAGCTGACAGAAAAGATTATGACAATAAAGTAAGAATATTAGAAGAAGAAAGAAGAAAAGAAGAAAAAGATTTATATTCACAACAACAAAAGAAAAATGAATGTGAATATAAAATAGATGGATTAACTAGAAAGTTTGAAATGCTAAAAAATGAAGCTGCTAAATTAAGAGAAGAATTTAGTGGAATTCAAGCTGAGAAAGTTGATTTTAGTAGTATAAAAACAGAGTGTCCTACTTGTAAACGACCTTTTGATGAATCAGACATAGAAGAAAAACAAGCAGAATTAGAGAAAAACTTCAATCTTGATAAAGCTAGAAGAAAAGAAGAAGTAATAGAAAAAGGCAAAATAAAAGTTAAAGAACAAGAAGATATTCAAGAAGATATCGAAAATTATACTTTAAAGCTTTCTGAGATAGAAAATAATATAAACATCAAGAAAGAAAAAATAAATCAGCTAGAAAGCCAAATAGGAGGTATTTCTTATACGCCTAATGATGCAACGAAAGAAAAAATATTAAAACTTAAAAGAGAAAACAACAAGCTTTTAGAAAGTTTACAAGAAGATGATACATATCCAGATAAATCAGGACTTTTAATTGAAAAAGGAGAAATTAATACACAACTAAAAGGGTTATATAGTCAATTAGGAGCAGTTAAAAATAACAAGAAAGTAAATCAAAGAATAGAAGATCTAAAAGCAGAGGAAAAACAAATCGGAGTAGAAATAGCAAGACAAGAAGGTCTTATAATGCTATATGAAAAGTTTATTACTAAGAGAGTAGAACTTTTAGAAAAAAATATAAATAAGCATTTTAAGAACGTAAGCTTTAAATTATTCTCTACTCAAGTTAACGGAGCTATTGCAGAAACCTGTGAGGCAACTATAAATGGAGTACCATTTTCTAATGCAAATACTGCAGGTCAAATAAATGCTGGTATAGATATAATAAATACTTTATCCGAGTATTTCAAATTAGTCGCACCTATATTCATTGATAATAGTGAATGTGTAAATAAAATAGCAGATACTAAAGGTCAATTGATTAAGTTGGTAGTCACAGAGGATAAAGAAATAAAAATAAATGAATAGGTGTAAAAATGAAATGGAGCATAGAAGAAGAAAAGTTTTTAGAAGAAAATTATAAATTAATATCAGATGAAGAAATAGCAAAATATTTAGGGCGAACATTATCTTCAGTTAGAGGAAAGGTTAATTTTGAAAAAGCTAAGAGACATAAACAAGATAGATTGACTAAGAAAAATAACTATCTGACAGAAGAACAAAGGAAAGAAAAAGTTAAACGCATATTGTTACTAGCAACAGGACTAATTGTTAAGTGACTATATACATAGAAATATATAGTCAAACATATAGAAAAGTGGACACATTAGTCTTTTGTATATGGCTTAACAAGAGGTTTCAAGGGTTAGTGACTGCTTTTATGGAAACATATATTGCAGATATGAACTATGTTGAGTAGTAAGGTAAACACACACTTTTAGATGTAATCGTCAGTCTGAAACTCTGTGAGTGCTAACCAAGAAACAATGCTAATGTCCTGTATTGATAACAGGGAAACACATATCCTCTACTTGACATTCCCAAGACGAAAAATTCTCCGAAAGGAAGGTGTCCAGAGATGGAAAATAAAATTGAATATTGTTTTGTTGTAGATAAAAACAATAGACCTTTAGCTCCAACTAAAGTAAATAAAGGTTGGTATTTGATTAGAAAAGGTCGAGCAAAATTAAAAAGTAAATATCCTATGGTAATTCAGTTAGAAAAAGAAGTTGAACCTGATGACGAAGATGAAAGTCATATGGTTTGTGGAATTGACGATGGTAGTTCTCATGTTGGAATAGCAATTGTTCAAAAATGTCCAAGTAAAAATAAAGTTGTATTTAAAGGAACTATTGAACAAAGACAAGATGTAAAACACTTAATGGATGTTCGTAGAGGATATAGACAATACCGTAGATATCATAAAAGATATCGTAAACCTAGATTCAATAATAGAGCATCTTCAAAAAAAACTAATAGATTAGCGCCAAGTATTAAACAAAAGAAAGATTCTATTCTTAGAGTTTTATATCAATTAAATAAATGGATAAATATTAAAGAATATTATCTTGAAGATGTAGCAATAGATATAAGAGCAATGACCGATGGATATAAACCTTATAATTGGCAATATCAGAAGAATAATAGATTAGATGAAAATCTTAGAAAAGCGACAATATTAAGAGATAGTTGTAAATGTCAAGAATGTGGAAAAACAAATACTGTACTTGAGGTTCATCATATTCGAGCAAAGAGATTTGGTGGAGCAAATACTATTGGGAATCTCATTACTCTTTGTTCTTCTTGTCATCAAAAGACAGAAGGGAAAGAACGAGAATTTGAAGAGAGATATTTCACCAAAATAAAAAGTAAGCCAAAAAGATTTGATTATGCAATGCATGTCATGCAAGGTAAAAATTATCTTAGAGAAAATATTAAACAATTAGGAATATTACATCTTACAACAGGTGGAGATACTGCAAATAAAAGAATTGAATGGAATATAGAAAAATCTCATTCAAACGATGCTATTTGTATAACAAATTGTTTTCCAGATACTTGCAATATAAAAGAATGGATGATTAAACCGATGCGTAGAAAATCAAAAGCAAAAACAGATAATGTATTAGGAATTAAACATAGAGATTTGGTTGAATATACTTACAGAAATGGAGAAACTCATAAAGGATATGTTACAGCATTATATCCACATTTGAACGCATTAAATTTTCAAAGTCCTACAAAACATTGCAAAAAAGTCAATGTAAGAAAATGTAGATTACTTTGGAAATATAATAAAATTTATTGGTTAGATAGTGTGATATAAACACATTTGTCTATAATTAAACATAATTAAACACTAAAAAGTTAGGAGAGTGACGAGTATTGAAAAATCAAATAATTAAACAATCTCAAAATATTGCAGAAAAACCTAAAACTGTTACAGACGAAGTTTTAGAAAGGGTAAGAGAGTTACAAGCAAGTAAAGAATTAGTAATACCAGAGAATTATGCAGCACAAAACGCTTTAAAATCAGCTTATCTAATCTTACAAGAAACAAAAGATAAAAATAAAAGATGTGTATTAGAAACTTGTACAAAAGTAAGTATAGCAAATTCTCTTTTAGATATGATTATTCAAGGATTAAGTCCTTCGAAAAAGCAATGTTACTTTATTCCACATGGAAATAAACTCCAACTAACTAAAAGCTATATGGGAACTATAGCTGCAGCGAAAAGAAGTAAATATATAAAAGATGTGAAAGCTTATTGTATCTATGAAGGTGATGAAGTTGAGTTTGAGTATAAAAATGGAAATATAAATGTAATAGATTATAAACCTGATTTAAAAAATATAGATAACTCAAAGATAATAGGAGCATTTGCTGTTGTTATAGGAGAAGAAGGGGTTTTACATACGGAATATATGAGTATGGCACAAATAAAAACATCATGGGCGCAAGGACCAACAAAAGGTAAAAGTCCTTCACATATAAATTTCCCAGATCAAATGGCTAAAAGAACTGTTATAAATAGAGCTTGTAAATTATATATAAATACATCAGATGATAGTGAGTTATTTGCAAGTGCATTTAATAGAAGCCCTTATTCAGATGATGAAGATGTTGTGACATTCCAAAATGAAGCTTTTGAAAGTGAAATAACAGAAAAAGCTAATAAAAAAACAATAGATATAGATGAAGTAGAGCAAATGGAAGCAGAAATAATTGATGAAGATACGAAAATAGATGCTGAAGTTGTAGAAGAAACTCAAGAGGAAGAAGATTGTCCGTTTTAAAAGTTTTAGCAAGTGGGAGCAGGGGTAATTGCTATTTACTTATTACTCCTGATGAAACTCTAATAATTGAAGCAGGTATCAAATATAAAGAAATTTTAAAAGGTCTTAATTACAAAATTGACAAAGTTGTTGGATGTTTAGTTACTCATGAACATAAAGATCACTCTAAATCAATTAAAGACTTAACAGAAAATGGAATAGATGTATATTCAGCTAAGGGTACTTTTGAAAAGTTAAACATAAAAAACTATAGGACTAAAATAGTAAAAGCTAACAAAAGGCAACAAATAGGAAATTTTACTATTTTACCGTTTGATGTTATTCATGATGCAGAAGAACCTTTAGGATTTCTTATAAAACATCAGGACATAGGAACTTTGTTATTTATAACTGATACTTGCTACTGTGAATACAACTTCAAGAATGTAAATAGTATCTTGGTTGAATGTAACTATATCAAAGAAAATTTAGAAGAATATTGCATAGAAACAAGTTTAAGCGTTCGTATAAAAGAATCACATTTTGAACTTGAAAATGTAATTGACTTTCTAAAAGCTAGTGATTTAAGTAAGACAAGAAATTTGATGTTATTACATTTAAGTGACAAACACGGAGATAGTCAAATAATGAAAGAAAAGGTAGAAGAAGCTACTGGAATACCTGTTTTAATAGCAGAAAAAAGCACAGAAATTATATTTTAGGGGGTAAAAGATGATAAAAGCAATCGTAAATAATGGAAAAGTAGAGGTAAACATAAAAGGTGAAGACAGAGCAAAAATGTTGACTGAACTAGCATATTTAAACTATGGAGTTCTAAAAGGAATGGCAGATGAATGTGATATAAGTGAAACAAAATTATTAAACATCTTAACTACATCAATAGAAAAAATAATACAACTAAGAAGTAAAGATATAAAAATCAAATCACATACTGAAACAGAAGAAACAAACATAGAAGAAGCTTTAAAAGGTGCAATAGAAAAGCTTGCAGAGTTATTAAAAGACAAGGAGTAACTATGAAAGAAAGAGTAGGAAATATAAGAAAGATAGATAAATTAGGAAGAGTATCTATACCTGCAGAATTAAGAAGATTGTTACACATAAATAGAGAAACTCTTCTGACAGTAAAGTATGATTCAATTTTAAAAGAAATAAGAATTATACCTTTAAAAGAAGAAAATTAACTAATAAATATCCTAGGAGGCGTAAAACCTCCTGGGGCTATGAAAAGGTGATGAATATGGGAGGTAAAATAGCAACTGATTTAGAAATAAGAAAGTTAAAAAGATTGTATAAAAAAGGTTATAGTGCATTAGAAATAGCTTACAACATAAACAGACCTGTTTCCTTTGTAAAAAAATATATAAAGAAAATAGAAAATAAAAAATAGTAAAATCTTGAAGGGGGTTAATATAATGGGAAGACCTTTTGGAAAAGTTGACAAACAAGATTTAGTAGGAAAGAAAATAGGAAAGCTTACAGTTGTAGAGTATGCTGGAAAAAGAAATAGAGGAAAAATAAAATACGATTATTACTTATGTAAATGTGAGTGTGGAAATGAAAAATTAGTAGTTAGATCCAGTTTACTAAAAAAGAAAGTAAAAAGTTGTGGATGCTTAAGAACAAGTAAAAATATTAAAAATGCATTTGTACCAAAAGTACAAAAATTAGAAAAAACTAATGGAAATACAATTAAAGTTTATAAACTTAATCCAAATGAGCTAGATGCATATTTAAAAGAGTTAAAGACGAAAGAAGTTCAATATGCTGGAGTTAGAGGATGGTGATAAAGTGAAAGTTTTTCAATACGTAGCTCTTATGAGTAAAGGCAGAATAGAGAGTGATAAAGACCAGGTATTTAAATATTTAGTTGAAAACTTAAAAAGCTCTTGTGATGTTATAACTGATTTAATACAAATAGACTTATGTAAAAGTGATTTTTATATAAAAAATTGTACAAAATTTAAAAGTTGCAAAGATTGTTTAAATTACTTTTTAGACTGGGAGGTTGATTATGAAGAAGTGCAAAGAATGCAATAGAGAATATGAAGATCCTCAAACTGTTGGAGACTTCTTTGGAATATGCGATGAGTGTTATAAAGAAGAGTACAAAAAAATAGAATACAACAAATATATAATGCCTCTTCTAGCTGAAAATCATCTTTCTACTATAGAACAAATGATGAAAGTAACAGAAGAACAAGCTGAATTTATTGGAGCGGTAGCAAAATTCGAAGCAGAAAGTGGAACAAATGAAGAAAAAGAACATATAATCGAAGAATTCTTTGATATGATTCAAGCATCTTTAGGACTTTTAGACAAAATGGGATTAATCAATCTCTTAGAAGAAGGTCGAATAAAACATATGGCAAAGTTAATCGAAAGAGGTTGGGAGTTCAAGAAAATGATATAAACATTCAAGAAAATTATTTTATCTACAAAATTAAAATAATGAGGTGGAATGTTTGAATAAAGATGTTATGGAAGAAACAGAAATGATTTTAAAAAACATGAAATTTATAACTATCTATATACAGCAAAAGGAAGAACATATAAAAAAGATAAAGGACGGAGATAGGGGGGCGATAAAGGCAGTTTGTAATGATATGGTTAAATCTTCTCCAACTCATGCAATTAATAGACCTATAGAAAATGAAGTTATAAGAATAGATGATTTAATTGCAAAAGTTGAGGGAGATATATTTGAACATAAAAAAAACAGAAAAGTGATATCAGAAGTGTTTAAAAGCATGAGTGAAAAACAAAGAAAGATATTTAAATATATTTACTTTGAAGAAAAAACTCTTAAAGATATTGCCGAGGAGTTTGATTGTACAATAGCAAATGTACATTACATTAAAAAGAAAATAATCGAAAAAATGGCGGTGGCTTTATTTGGCCAAGAGGCATTGAAAGGGGAAGAAAAATGATAATACATAAATCAATAATACATGTACTAGATACAAATAGTGATGCTCCAATATTAAATGACTATGAATGTAAAAATAGTTTAGAAGTAGATAAGTTTTTTCAAAAGATAATAACTAGAGTTTTAAAAGATGATGATCTAAGAAAAGCAAAATTCAAAGATTACAACGATAATATCGTAAAAAATTGCTGTGAACAAATAATTTACGATGAAAAGACATTCTTACAAAACTCAAAAGAGATAGCAGCATATTTATTTGAAGTAATGCAACGAAATAATGAAATAGATTCTTGTGATTTAGCAATATGTTTATACAGTGTTAAAGATGAAAAAAATGTAGCAATTATAAAACTTGATTATAAAAAACTTTATACTCATTCAATAGAATATGTAGAAGATAAATTTAACATACAAATCGCATCAAATGAGATAGGTATACCTGAAACAGGCCGACAAAAGCAATGTGTAATAGTTGGACCTAATGGAGTGAATGATTATTATCACTTTAGATTATTAGACAAAGATGCAGAAAAGGACCAACTAGAAACTAAATTTTTAACAGAGTTTCTAAATGCTGAAAAGATAGAAGATGATAAATATAAAACAAAAGTATTTAAGAAAACTGCAGATAACTGGATAACAAATGCAATATCAGAAGATTTGAAAATGGCCGAAGATATAAGAAGTATGCTTAATTATACTTTAAAAGAAAAAGAAACTCTAGATGTTAAAAAATTTGCTGAAAATAGTATTCAAGATAAAGAATTACAAGAAAGCTTTAATGAACATATGGAGGATAGAGGCTTAACTGAAAACTTTGAAATAGACAAGAAATGGATTGAAAAGAAACTTAAAAACAGAAATATAAAAACTGATACTGGATTTAGTATAAAAGGAAATTTAGCAGATTTTGAGGATCCAATGAAATATAGTTTTAGAAGAAATGAAAACGGAACATACGACATAGTATTAAAAAATATATCTTTTTATGAGGAGAAATAAAAAATGACGAAGGAAGAAAAAAATCAATTAGCAGAAGAAAATTTGGGTTTAATTTATGCAGTTATAAATAAAAAATTTAATTTTGAAAATGTTACAGAAGAAGATAAAAAAAATTATTTTGAGGAAGGAATGATAGGTTTAGCAATAGCAATAAATAATTATGATACATCAGTAGATTCAAAGTTTTCCTCTTATGCTTTCACATGTATCAAAAATGAAATATGTAAATATATAGACAAACAAAAATGTTATAAAAGGAAAACAGATTCTGAATATAAAAAATCAATTGATGAATATATAGATGGAGATAAAAAACTAACATATAAAGATATTTTAGTAAATGAAAAGGAAGATTATATTTCTTTAATCAACAAAGAATACATTTTAAATACAATTGAACAAATAGATATAAAAGATATAAAATTTATAGTTTCAAAACGAATTGAAGGATATACCTACAAAGAAATAGGAATTGCACTTGAAATTAGTAAACAAGCAGTACATACAAGAATAAAAAATTTAAAAAAGAATTTGCTTGCATCAGGAGTAATAATATAAGGCGGTGAGTAAAATGGAATTTGAATGTGAAAACCTAACAACTCTAGGATGCCCAAGAATGGATGCAGTAAAAGAACTAATGCTACTGGAACAAATAGAAAATAATGTAGAACTGGATTTAAATAATATATGCAAACGACAATGCTGCAAAGACTGCGATAACAAATGCAGTTATGAATGTGGCAGAGTAAAATATTTAGATCCAGTAGAACAATTTAAGAAAGAAGAAATAGGACAAGTTAAATATAAGCAATTAAGTTTTTTCTAAAGGAGGTTGAAGTGATACTAAGTAAAGTAAATGAAATTGTAGAACTGGCAAGAGTTTATATGATAGCTTACAAGTTAGAGCCTATGGAGGCTATAGAATACGCAATAAAAGATATAGAAGAACATGATAAGGAGATAGAATAATGAGAGAAATTAAGTTCAGAGCATGGGATGACAAAAGAAAAATAATGTATCCTAATGCACAAAATACATATGACTTTATGGTTAGCGAAGGCGGTTGTATGGAAGAAAGTTTTAAATGTGTTTTAAAAGACGATAATTATAAAGTTATGCAATATACAGGATTAAAAGATTATTATGGTAAAGAGATATACGAGGGAGATATAGTGAGATTGGAAGGAGTAGACGATAGAGAAATTGGTTCAACATGGGAGCATATAGGAAAAATAGTATATAAACGAGGAGCATTCTTTATTTGTTATTTTGATTATTATGCAGATGGAGACGAAGAATTGATATGTGATGCCCAAGTTGAATTTGGTACAGTAATAGGAAATAAATTTGAAAATCCAGAACTATTGGAGGGAAAATAATATGAGCGAAATGAGAAGAATAGATTATATATTAAATGCTAAAGATCCAATACAAACCATAATAGATGAAATAGCAATAGATTGTGAAAGTTGTCCCGGATCCAAAACTTATGACTGTGGTGAGGACTGTGAATATTTTTTAAGAGAATATTTAGAAGAAGAAATAGAAGTAAATAAATCAGATACAAAAACAACCCTACAAAAAGCTTTAGATGATGTAAGAAAACAGCCGTTAAAAACTAAAGGTGAATTGGATAATATAAAAAATGACTCAGTAAATCCATTTATGGAAGAATATAAAAAAATAGTAACTGACACAATGGAATTATGTAAACGCAAAAATGCAGATTATGGAAATGCAACAGATAAATCATTTAAACAATTTGGTGATATAAGTTATCAAGTTAGATGTTTTGATAAATGGAATAGAATAAATACATTATTAAAGAATGGAAAAGCTGAAGTATCTGAATCATTAGAGGATAGTTTATTGGATCTAGGCAACTATTTATTCCTTTGGGTTACAAGCAGAAGATTAAATAACGAAGGTGATGAGATTGAATAGAGTTGGTGAAGTTAATTATAATAGTTTTGGAAGCGAAATGATAATTGTTAAATATGATGGATGTATGAATATCAATGTATTCTTTCCAGAATATAATTGGACTGCTAAAAATAGAATTCATAAAGATTTTAAAGTAGGAAAAATATCTTGTCCTTATGAAAGAAGAACTTGGAATATTGGATTTATAGGGGAAGGTAAGTATGAAGTAAGTAAAGATGGGAATACGACTAGATGTTATGATGTGTGGCAAAATATGATACAAAGATGCTATGATAAAAAATTTCAAGAAAAATATCCAACCTATAAAAATTGTAATATGCCAGATGAGTGGTTAAACTTTCAAAACTTTGCTGAATGGTATGAAAAGAACTATTATGAGATACCTGGGGAAATAATGTGTTTGGATAAAGATATTCTTATAAAAAGAAATAAAACGTATTCTCCTGAAACTTGTGTATTTGTTTCTAATAGAATTAATAATTTATTTGTAAAGAATGATGGTAATAGAGGTAAATATCCAATTGGTGTTAATCTTTACAAAAGAACAAATAAATATCGTGCATATTGCAATATATATGACAAAAAAACTAAAAGATACAAAAATAAACACTTAGGATATTTTAGTAGTGTTGAAGAAGCATTTAAAGTCTATAAAGAATTCAAGGAGGAATATATAAAACAAGTTGCAAATGAAGTAAAAGAATATATATCAAAAAAGTTATATGATGCTATGTATAAATATGAAGTGGAAATAAATGATTAATAGTTGGTATTTAAACAGAGAGATAGAAAGATTAGAAAAAGAAAAATAGGAGGAGAATTAATGGAAGAAATAAGACAAGCATTAGAAGTATTAAAAAGAGAATGTAGTAGCCATGACAAATGTGAAGATGGAGAATGTAAAATATTGAAATTAGTACCTAGTCTTGATATATGCCCGTTATATCAAAATAATCCAGAAGAGTGGGAAATAGAAGAAAGAGGAAGATAATTGAAATATTGGAGCAAAAAAAGAGATAACTTTAATATCCTAGGATTTGATTCCTAGGTGAAAGGAGAAATTATGAATAAAATAGAATTAAAAGAAAATCAAATAATAAAAGTTAGAAGAGGAGCATATGCACGATTTGTAAACGGAAAGGAATTTGTAGATAGTTCATTAAATATAACATCTTTAGAAGATTTTACAATGGATTTAAGACATAAATATATGAAAGAACTAGATATAGTAGCAGTATATGAAGCAAATGAAATAACTGATGGTCTAGAAATAATTTGGGAAAGAAAAAAATAATAGGAAGAAGTTCCAATAGTACGTTATATTAATGTTTCTTTAAACAACAAAACACCTCTATTCAACATATTAGCATGGGAAACTAGAGAAGATGCAGTTAAGTATATAAATAGTAAAGACGGGGAATTAGAACTAATAGAGACAGATAATAAAGAATTGATAAGAGCACTTAAATTAATTAAGGAAACTTGTGAATCTGTTTCAGATGAAGGCTGCGATAATACTTTTGCCCTGTATATGAAGTACTTGGATATTGCATTCAAGAAGAAGTTCCTCCGTCTTGGAATATAGAAGAAGGAGAAAAAGATGAATAGAGCAATAGGGGATATAATTATCCTAGTTGTTATGGGATTATGGATAGTAAGTAAATTGTATATGTAAGGGGGATAATATGAAACCAGGATTTGAGAAACGTTTTAATAAAGGAGATATAGTTTACTGGTGCCATAGAGAAGAATATGGATACTCTGTACAATATGGATTAGTAGATGAACAATTTTCAGATGCAGTTATAGTTGATTATATTGTGCCAAGAGAACGTAGAATTATAGACGGAATACCAATTGATGAATTTAAGAGTGAAGAAAGATATAGAAAATTACCTAAAGGTTGGACTTATAATACTAAATTATTTGAACTAACAAATGAAGTTTTAGGTGAAGAAGAAAAAGAATTCTTAGAAAATTGCAAAATTAATAATCCTAAACGTATAAAAGAGGCATATAATAAAGGCTATTTAGTTAAAAAGGCTAAAATATTTGGAGGCAATATAGAATCAGAAGTTACAAATAAAGGTTTTAGAATTGTTAAAAAATGGCCGATGTTTGTTCCATATATAACACATGTATCTATAAGACCTGATAAAGTATATTTTACTTATGAAGAAGCAAAAAAAGAAGTTGATGATAATATTGCAGAATTTAATAGACAAGCAGAATTGTCTGAGTATGATTGGTGCGTTGAACAGATAGATAAAACTCTTAGTAGATTTAAATTTTACAAAGGTTTATCTGATGAAGAAATAAATCAATATAGGGAATGGATACTTGGATTAGACAATATAGAAAATATAGAAACTAGAATATCCGGTGGAGAAATTCAATGGAGATATCTAAATAAGAAAAGATGGTGTAATATTGAACTTTAAAACAGGAAAATGTAAATTGAAAAAGAATGTATCTAAAAAAATAAATCAGCTTAATTTTGGACGAGGTAAAAAGTTTGAATATCAATATATAACTGGAAATAGAGTCAGAATATTCAAGAAAGGTATACAACTAATTATGAGCAAAGAAGAGTTTAATAACAATTTTGAGATAATAGAATCTATAAAGTGGTGAAAACATGAGAAAAATCTTAGGAGGAAAAGAGAATGCCTGCCCTCTTTGTGGGGGTATGGTGTTCTTCTTAGAAATAGATTATGGAGTAGTCAGTCAATGCAAAGATTGTGGCTGTTTAACTAAAGGTAAAATGAGGGAGGAAGTTAAAATTTATGAAATGCAAACATGCAACAAAAGTGGGGAAACAAATAAAATGTTCTAAAATTAATGACTTATGTATGTTTTTAGATCCTGATGAAAAGAAATGTAGACAACTTAATGGCCAAGGACCTATAAAACAAACTAAACCTGTAGATACAAAGGAAAAGAAAATTGTAAAAAGTACATATTTAGCATTAGCTTTATCATGGTTAAAAATTAAATTCACAAGAGATTATCAAGGAAATTATGTATTTGAAAGAACAGAAAAATTTAACTATGCATGGGCAAAATTAAATCATTTGAGAAAAGAATTAGAAGAATGGGAGGAGGAATAATGGAAAATTTATTTAGTAGATTAAAAGGCGAAAAACTTAAAAGTATGAATTTAATGCAACATGAATTATGTGAATCACCAAGATGCGAAGAATGTAAGAAATATTATACTAAATGCACATTCAGAGAAAGAGAAGATAAAATACAGGAAGCATTTGAAAATTTGGAAGAAAAATTAAAAATATTAATAAAAGGTGATGATAGCGAAATATAAAATATATTAATTTATAATAGGAGGAATATTAACAATGGCAGAATTAAAAGTAAAATTAATGGCTCATACGCCTAATCCAGATGCAATAGTTGCAGCAGCAGCAAAACTTTGTTACTCACCAGTAGGAGTAGACGGAATAATGGAAAAACTTACAGATGAAGAAGTAGCAAAATTTGTAGAACATTTAGTAAGTATGGGACATGAATCTCCAATAGAACATGTTACATTTACTTTCGGAATTGAAGGAATATCAAGAAGTTGTTCTCACCAAATAGTAAGACATAGAATAGCAAGTTTCTCACAACAATCTCAAAGATATGTAAAACTAGATAAATTGGAATACATTATACCACCAGAGATAGAACAAAACGAACATGCTAAAGAAATATTTGTAGAACATATGAATAATTGTCAAGAAGCATATGACGAGTTAGTATCAACTCTTATTCATAACAAAATGGATAAATTATATCCAACTTGGTTTAGTGATGTAGATAAAGAATTTGATCAATTAGAAAAAGAGGAACAAGCGAAACTAGACTTTTCGCCACTTAATTTATGGGCAAAGTACAATAGAAAAAAATACAATGCAATCGAGAAAGAAGCTATAGAAGATGCTAGATATGTATTTCCTAATGCTTGTGAAACTAAAATGGTTACAACAATGAATGCTAGAAGTTTATACAACTTATTTAACAAAAGATGTTGTTGTTATGATGATAAAACTGAAGTGTTAACAAATAATGGCTGGAAATTGTTTAAAGATATAAAAGATGATGATGTTTTTTATTCTTTAAATTTAGAGACACAAGAATCAGAATTATCTAAAAAAATAAATTCATTTGTATATGATTTTGACGGAGAAATGGTGAGCATCAAATCACAATCTATTGATCAATTAATAACACCGAACCACAAAATGTTAGTTTCATATTCATATGATAATAAAAAATGGATATTAGACGAAGCGGAAGAATATAAAAATCATAAAGTAATTTTAATGAAGAAAAATTGTAAACCAATAAAAGGTAAGAGATTAGACTGTTTTATATTACCAGAATTTATAAGAGAAAGAAAAAATCAATATAATACATGGCTAGAAAAAATAGATGAGAAAAAAGTAGATATACACGATTTTATGAAGTTCTTAGGTATGTACTTATCAGATGGATATGCTATTAAAGCAGGAGAACATTACAATGTTGGAATATCAAAAGGTAATGAAATTATAATAGATAAATATAAAGAAATCTTATCAAGATTAAGTAATAATTCAGTTAGAAAATTTAAAGATAAAAGGTCTAATTGTTGGAAAGTAGAAGTACACGATAGAAGATTGTTTGAATTTTTAAAACCTTTAGGAAAAACTAAAGAAAAGAGAATTCCAAAATGGATATGGGAATATGATTATTCGATTTTAGAAAACTTATTTGAAGGATTCAAAGATGGAGATATGAATAAAACAGGAACTACGTTTACTACAATTTCCAAAGATATGGCTGATGATTTTCAAAGATTATTATTACATCTTGGATATTCAGGAACATTAACAGAATATGATAGACGAGGCGAAAAACATATGATAGGCGAAAGATTAATTGAGTCAAAAAATATAGATTATTATGTAAGTGTTAATCGTAACAAAAATGAGCCTATAATAAAAAATTCTAACAGAAATGCTTTTGAAAATGAATATTACAATGGTAAGATATATTGTGTTGAATTAGAAAAGAACAATATACTTTATATAAGACGAAATGGAAAAACTTGTTGGTCTGGTAATTCTAGAGCACAATGGGAAATAAGACAACTAGCAGATGAAATGCTTAAATTAGTAAAAGAAGTAGCACCTGTATTATTTAAAAATGCTGGAGCACCTTGTACAGTTACAGGTAAATGCCCAGAAGGTAGCATGAGTTGTAAAAATCCTAGAAAGTAGGTGAAATTATGAGACCAACATGGGATGAGTATTTTATGGAAATTGCTGAAATAGTAAAGAAACGCTCAACATGTATTAGAAGACAAGTAGGAGCAGTTATTGTAAAAGATAAACAAATTCTAGCGACTGGTTATAATGGAGCACCTAAAAAATTAAAACATTGTGAAGAAATAGGATGCAAAAGAGAACAACTAAAAATACCATCAGGACAAAGACATGAACTTTGTAGAGCTTTACATGCTGAACAAAATGCTATAATTCAAGCAGCTTACAATGGAGTTAATATAAATCATTCTACGTTATATGTAACTACAAAACCGTGTGTATTATGTGCAAAGATGTGTATAAATGCAGGAATAGAAAAAATAGTTTATTTAGGAGATTATCCTGATGAATTATCAAGTGAAATACTAGAAGAAGCAGAAATTGAATTAGTTAATTTTGATAAAAAATAAAATTAAATAGACTTATAGAAATGGGCTAGCTACTTAATTCTAGCCTGTTTTTTATTGTCGAAAAATAAATTTAAAAAAGTTTCAAATTCGCTTGACTATTGGTAACCAATAGTATATTATATAAGTATAATAAATAATAAGAAAGGGGTTAAGAAAGATGAAAAAGAATTTAATGAAAAAAGCTCATGAAATGACAAGAGAAATAGTTGAAAAATATGGCGATGTAGATTATAGAACTCAGTTAGGTTTATGTTTATCTTTCTTAGCTCAAGAAGGGGAACAAGAAATGAAAATAGAAGGAAAAAGCGAAAAACAAATAAGATATGCTAAAAATTGTAGAGAAACAAGAATAGTACAATTTGAAAGAAAAATAGAAAGATTAGGAGCAAGTGAAGAAAATAGAACAACTTATGAAGTAAGAAAAACTGCTGAAGAATTAGAACTTACAAAAGTTGAAGCATTACAAATAGGCATAAATGTATTAAAAAACATGACAAAAGCTTGGGAAATAATCAATGCTTGTGAATGTGATATAGAAATATTAATATACCACTACGGTCAACATAGATAGGAGGAAGATATATGGAACAAAGAAATTTGAAAGTAAGTTGTTGTAAAGCTGGAGGCAATGCAAGTAAAAATGCATTGTCTTACAAGTTAACTCTTCCAGTAGCATGGATTAAAGAAATGGGTATTGATTCAGAAAATAGAGAAATAACAGCTACTTTTGAAAATAATAAAATAATAATAGAGAAGGGGAAAAGAAATGAATAAATGGTACAGACTAGGTCAAGAGTTTAACAAAAAATTCACTAAGGAACAATTTTTCGAAATTCTAAGAAATAATAATTATACTAATGCACTTGGTTGTATAGGAAAGGACTTCAAAGAAAAAGATTATAAAAAACTTTGCAAGATTGTAGATCTTCCAGAAGAAACAGAAGAGATACATTATAGTTATGGAGAAAGAAAATATTATTTCTACCAAGGATATGACAAAAAATAAGGAGCAAATGCTCCTTCTCTAAACCAGCTACTGAAAGGTAAAGGTCTAAAGCCCTTGTAAATTGGCGATAGGAGAAAAGGCATACTTTCTGACATGATTTAATTGTGCTAGGAAAGTAAAATATATAATATAAAGGCGAAGTTGACAAGTTCTCGTCTAGATAAAAGGTCAACAAAGCAAAGGGGGATTAAAAATGATAAAGTACTTAAGTGTAACAGACGAAAAAGATAAAAAAAGACTACTAAAACAAAGATTAATCTTTGCAGACGTGGAAGAATTCAAGGAATGGAGAGAAGAAATAGGAGAATTTTCTTGGTCAGATGAATATTACAAAATTAGACCTGAAGATTTTGACAAAGAAAAATATTATCTTATAGACTGGGATGGTCATCCTACTTCTGGAGCTATAGATTATGCATTAAGAGAAGGTTATCAACTTTTTACTTGGAAATACACAAAAGAAATCAAAGATGAAGATATGTACTATGTAAGAATTGACCCATATATAGAAGAACATTTACAAAGTTACAGTCAAACAGTTAAGAAGTCACTATTTAGACATAGCGGCTTTTAACATAATCATCGGTTAGCCTTCCGAACAAAAAGGCTTTTTATTTTATTATAAGGAGAAATAAGATGGCTAAGATATATAACGAAAATAAGAATGTCTTAGATGCTGCTTTTGAAAGAATCGAATTTGCATTTAATGAATTTGATTCTATATTTTTATCAGTAAGTGGTGGAAAAGATAGTTCTATAATGATGCAACTAACTGCTAGAAAAGCTAGAGAGCTAGGAAAAAAGTTTTCTATATTATACATTGATTTAGAAGCACAATACAAAGCTACAATAGATCATGTAAAAGTATTAATCGATGAATGTAGCGATGTTCTAGAGGATGTTTATTGGTGTTGTTTACCTCTTAGTTTAAGAAATGCAGTATCAGTTATCCAACCCAAATGGATATGCTGGGATAAAAAAGATAAAGCTAAATGGGTTAGAAATATGCCTACAGGCAAATATAAAAAATATGTAATAAACGAAGATAATTATCCTAAGGAATGGGATTGGTTTGAAAGAGGTATGGAATTTGAAGATTTTATACTATACTTTGCTGATTGGTTTAATAAAAAACATGGAGGGATTACTGGAACTGGCGTAGGAATAAGAAGTGACGAAAGTCTTAATCGTTTTAGAACAATAATTTCAGATAAAAAAGTACGTTATAAAGGAAAATCATGGACCACTCAAGTTAAATTTAAACATATGAAAAATGTTTATAATTTTTATCCTATTTACGACTGGAGAACAGAAGATGACTGGGGTGCAGTAGCTAAATTAGATTTAAAATTCAATGAAATATATGAACTTATGTATAAAAATGGTGTAAGCATACATGAACAAAGACTTTGTCAGCCCTATGGAGACGACCAAAGGAACGGATTAGACCAATTCAAGGCATTAGAATATGAAACATGGGAAAAGGTCCTTAATCGTGTACATGGCGTTAATTTTGGCAATATTTATGCTAGAAGTTCTCTTTTAGGAAATATAAAATCAGAAAAACCATCTAATATGACATGGGAACAATATACAGTATGGTTACTAGAAAGTATTGGGTTATATGCTCCAGAACTTCGTGATCACTATCATAAAAAAATTACAACATTCTTAGATTGGTATGAAAAACATGAAGGAGTCAAACTTCAAGACATAAAAGATGAAGAAGATAGTAAATTAGAATCTGCTAAAAAAGTGGCATCGTGGAGAAGAATTGCTAGAGCTATTGAAAGAAATGACTTTTGGATGAAAAGACTATCTTTCAGTCAGACAAAAGGTGATGTAGAAAGAATGTTTGAACTTAAAAAGAAATATAATAACTTGTTAGATGCAAATGCTACAAATGATAAACATCTAAAACAAGTTGCTGAGAAAATAAATAAAGGAGTAGATTAATATGGAACAATTATCTTTTGATATGAAAATAAATAATGAGTTAAAACTAGAAGATATACTAAACTTGTTAAAAGAAAAAGTCAATTCTATGGAATTGGATGAAAAGGTAGAGGCTATTAACTCTATAAAAGAAGCATTAACAGAGGTTTCACCATTTGAAGAACCTGTTGATTGTGTACGTTGGATAAAAGCTGATAAAGTTAAAGCAAATGAATACAATCCTAATAAAGTTGCTAGTACAGAAATGAAATTACTTCATACATCTATAAAGCTAGATGGTTATACTCAACCTATCGTGGCTTATAAACTTGAAAATGGAGAATATGAAGTTGTTGACGGATTTCATAGAAATAGAATTGGAAAAGAATACAAAGATATAAATAAAAGAATCCACGGATATTTGCCTATAGTTGTATTAGATAAACCATTAGATGAACGTATAGGAAGTACAATAAGACATAATAGAGCTAGAGGAACACATCAAATACGTTCTATGAGTGAAATAGTTTTAGATCTTGCTAAGGCAGGCTGGACTGATGAAGAAATTTGTAAAAAAATAGGAATGGAACTAGATGAGGTAATCAAATTAAAACAAATTACTGGATTAAAAGAAGCATTTCAAAATCATGAATTTAGTAAATCATGGGAGGAATTTGAAAGTAAGTATTATGATTAGGGGGATATTATGAAACTAAAAGAAATGACTGTAGAAGAATTAAAAAGTTTAGCATTAGATATAAAAGAAGAACTAAATAAAAGAATTAGAGATATAAAACAAGCTCAGGCAGAAGTTAATAGAATATTAGATAAAACTTATACGTTCTATTTTAAAACAGAATGTAATGTTAAAAATAAAGGCTACGTAGCAAGATGCACTTATGGCAAAAAAGGAATTGAAAGATACTTTTATAATTTGCAAGAAACAAGATGCAGAAATGATGTAGTTATAGAAGGTGATTTTGAAGCTAATGAATTAGATATTTTGGATATAAGATATAGAAATAACAACTACGGTTATTCGTGTTATTATATCGTTTTAGATGGTAAATTAACTGAAATATGTGATGTAGATGATATACACAAAGTTTCTACTATAAAGAGATATTTAAAAGGCGAAATTGTATTTGAAAACTTCTTAGAAATAGTAGGAATAAAAGAAGTGAAAGTTGGTGCTATAGATGAATTACTTGAAGACTAATTTGTTTAAACACCAGCAACAGGCTTTTAATAAACTTAAAAACTTGAAAGCTTGTGCATTATTTATGGATATGGGTACAGGTAAAACAAGAACTGCACTCGAATTAATCCAAAACAAATTAAACAAAGGTAAGATAACAAGGGTATTTTGGATATGCCCTTGTTCTACTAAAAAGAATTTAATTTCAGATATAAATAAACATTCTATATTTTCTGCTGCTTATATAGAAAATATTCAAAATGAATTTATATGTATTATAGGAAGTGAAACAATTAGCAAATCAGATAAATATTATTTGAAATTAGTAAATCTGATTAAACAAAACACACATTCGATGTTAATTCTAGATGAAAGTCATATGTTTAAAAATCCAAAAGCTGTAAGAACAGAAAGAATTTCAAAACTTTCAAATCAAGTTAGCAATAGAATGATATTAACAGGAACTCCAGTTACACAAGGTATATGGGATTTATACAGTCAATTTTATTTTTTACATCCTAAAATACTTGGATATAATAGCTTTTATGCTTTTGCTGCTAATCACTTAGAGTATTCAGATAAATATCCAGGGCAAATAATTGATACACATAATACAGATTATATAACAAAGAAAATCAATCCTTACGTTTATCAAATTACTAAAAAAGAATGTTTAGATTTACCACCTAAAACTTATACTGATTCATATTTTTATTTTGACGATGATCAAGAAAGAGTTTACAACAAAATAAAACAGTATTTTATAGACAAAATTGATTTAGATAATTTTAATGGTGAATATATTCTTAATATGCTTAACTATTTACATAGAGTAGCAAGTGGATATATAGATTTAGAAATAAAAGAAGAATATTATATAGAAGGTGAAAAATGCAACAGGATAATAGAATTTAAACATAAAAGTTACAATAGAGCAATAGAAACAATAGAACAACTTAAATTAACACCAAAAGGAAGCAAAACAATAATATGGCATAAATTTAATAGTGATTTAGAATTATTACAACATGTTTTAGATAAAGAACAAATAAAATATGTTTATGTTAACGGAAAATCAAAATTAAAAGACCGTGAGAAAGCTATAGAACAGTTTAAAGCATCAAAGGATATAAATACATTAGTAGTAAATATAAATGTTGGAAATCTAGGATTAAACTTACAAGAGGCTAACTATATGATATATTACAATTCTACATTTGATTATGCTAAAAGAATACAGTCTGAAGATAGAATATACAGAATAGGACAAAATAAAAATTGTCATATAATAGATGTATTATCTTATTCTGGAATAGACAGCATGATAGAAAAATCTATAGAAAATAAAAGTAGTTTAGCTAGATGTATAAGACAAGAAATAAATGAAATAAAAGATGATAAAGAGAAAATAGAAGAATTTAAAAAGAAAATACTAAATGAATTTTAAGGAGAATATGATGGAAGAACAAAGAAATTTGAAAGTAAGTTTTAACAAGAGTGGTGGAACAGCTGGGAAAGGCGGAATAACAAATAGAATAACTATTCCAACTGCTTGGATTAAGGAAATGGGTATTGATTTAGAAAGCAGAGAGGTAATCGCTACTTTTGACGGGAATAAAATAATAATAGAAAAAGGGAAAAGAAATGAAAGCTTATAAAACAAGAACTTGGAATGATTACAAAATCTTAAAGGAGGATTCTATCAACACAGTTGATTTAAGTGAAATAGCAGAAGTAAAATTAGCTGAAAAAAACGGAGAACAATATATATTCGGAATAACAAACAATGTAGATGATACATGGTGGCAAGGATTTAAACTAGACTATGAGTATGATGGTAGAGATTTATTCAAGTTATATGATTATATAATAAATAATCGTTAATTAATATTAATCAGCTAGGGATAAATGAAGATAACAGAAAAATACAGTTAACTTTTGACAAAGATAGAATAATTATAAAGAAAATGGGGGATTAATAGATGAATTTAGAAGAAGGTTTAAGAAGAATAGATGAATTAGCTTTGGCGGGACAAGATTTAAGTGATTACCCATATAGAGATGAAATAATATATACAGAACACAGTGATATATTTTTTACTCTTTATAATCATAGAACACCGAGAAGAGATTTTTATAAAATGGTAGAACAGGCAAAAGAATTGCTTCCTAAATTATATTGCCAACCTGAAAGAATAGATTTATTAAATGACAGTATTAATCTTATATATAAAAAACAGGCACACCATAAAAAAGAATATATTCTTGGCGGAATAACATATACAAATCAAAAATTATATATTGAAATATCAACGCCGTATGCATTAAAAATAACTTTTAATAATGAAACAATTGAAAGAAAAGAATGGAAAACTGTATGGAATAGTAATTTAGAAAAAGAAATAGAAATTCCTTTACATGAAATAAATACATTAAATACAGTGATAAAGAATTTTATGGAGTGAAAATAAAAGGAGGAGATATTATGATATATGGAATTTTTAGTGGACATTATTCAGACTGGAGTATTGAAGGATATTTTAAAAATAAAGAAGATGCAGAAAAATGGGTAGCTTTAAAAAATGACGAATATGGTTACGATGAATATTATATTAAAGAAATAAGAAATATAGAAATAGACGAACATATTAAAAATTTAAATGTTAAACATTATCATGAAGTTGGTTTTATATACAATTCTTGGCGTAAAAAGTTTGAAATGTTATATGAACCAGATAGATATGAAATCACTCTAGGAGATAAACCTAAAAAAATATACACAACAAATTCTTCTATTAGATTTAATTTAATATCAGACACAAGAGAAAAAGCAGAAAAAATATGTCAAGATTTAATGACTCAAATAGCTTATGATTTTCAGAATACAAAAAATTTAAAAGAATCTATTATTAATATATGTAATGGATGGATGATCCAATAAAGATATAAAGTTTTAATATATTAACATGCAAAGAGGTGATTAAATTAGAACAATGTATTTAAATTTCGTTTAAAATTTTTAAAAAGTATGTTATAATTATATTAAGATGCAGTAGTTGTATCAAAGTAAAGGCAGTCTTTTCAAGACTGTCTTTTTTTATTTTGAAAAAGGAGATATGCAAAATGAAAGATGTTTTAATAGTAAACTCAGAAACAGAAGATCTCCTAGATAATTTTAAAATAGAAAATGATGAAGAGTTAGTTATTCAGAAACAATCTAAAAAGTTAACTCCGAAACAGAAAAGATTGATTAATGAAAAAAATGATTTAAAGAAGTATTGCAACAAGCAAGGAGGCTTTGTTCATATGTTTTATGTAAATAAAAAGTTACTTTTCTACGATTTGGATATTGACAGAGCTAATATAGCAAGAATAATTTATTTAGCTACATATATTGATTATAATGACAGAAAAGAAAATTTGCTTATATTACATAAAAAAAATAATAAAGTAGAACATATGACAAAGAAAGAGATTCAACAAAAACTAGGATTAAAAAGAGATGCTTTTTTAGCTTTTTTAAGTGATATGAAAAAACACAATCTTATTTTTGAAGTAGAAGAAAAGTTTTATCTAAATCCTAAGTATTTTAGTAAAGGTGAAAATTTTTATAAAAATAAAGAGTATGTAAGAATAATGATTAATACAACTAGATATTTGTATGAACATACTACAATTAGGCAGCATAAAACTTTATCCTATGTATTTCAATTAATACCTTATGCAAATTGGAAATTAAATATATTATGTAAAAATCCTTTGGAAGTTGATATTGGAAGGCTGGATAAATTAAGTCTAAAAGATATTTGTGAGTTGTTAGGATTAAGTACAAAACAAAATTCAATGTATCTTTTTAGAGACAGTTTAAGAAAATTTCATATAAAGGTAGATGGGCATAAATATTATTTATTTGCATACTCAAAAGTATATGCAGGAGAAAAAACAAAAGATTATTATATAATAAATCCTCTCGTAATTTGGGGAGGAAACAATACAGAAGAAATAAGAGAAATAATAAATTATTGTTTTTTTAAATAAGTTAGCAAATAAGGGCAATTATACGATTAGCTACCGTATAAGTAAGAACTCGAACTTACAGCCCTTATTTTTTTATATCGAGTAAATATTTATAAAGTCGAGGTTATAGATATGTTAGAAAGAAAATATACAGTTTATAAACATACAAATATCATAAATAAAAAAGTATATATAGGAATAACAAAGCAAAATCCTATTGATCGTTGGAGAAATGGAGAAGGCTATAAAGGACAAATTTTTTATAGAGCTATAAAAAAATATGGTTGGAACAAGTTTGTACATGAAATATTATTTACAGGATTGACGAAGGCAGAAGCTGAGTTATTAGAACAATGTTATATAGAATTGCTAGATTCAAATAAATCATGCAAAGGTTATAATATCGCTCTTGGCGGAAATTTACCTTCTGAAATAACAATAAGTAAAATAAAAGAAACTTTAGGTATTAAAGTTATGAACTTAGAAACAGGTAAAATATATTATTCTATAAGTGAAGCTATAAAAGATACAGGAAATTGCATGACCAATATTCAAAATTCTTGCATAAAAAACAAAATTAACTTAACAAGAAAAGGTTGGATAAAGTTAGAGGATACAAAATTAATAGAAATAAATGACGATAAAAAAATTATTTGTATTAATAATAAAAAAGTATTTAATTCTATAAAAGAATGCTTATTATATTTAAAAAAAGATGATAAACCTTCAGGAATATATAAAGCACTAAATGGAGAAGATGGATGCAAATGCTTTGGAAAAGATCCTGTAACAGGTGAAAAATTAATGTGGGAAAAATTACATATATATGATAACCACATAAAAAGCGGAACTCTAGAAAGTTATTTAAGAACTAAGTTTGCTAAATCTAAAGTAGGAAGAAAAAAAACAAAAATAATATGTACAACAACAGGAGAAATTTTTATAGGGTGCAAAGAGGTTGAAACAAAATATGGAATACATAAATCAGCACTTATAAAAGCAATAGACAATCCTAATAAAAGTTCTGGTAGAAATCCAATAACAAATGAAAAACTTAAATGGATGAGGTATGATACATATTTAAAAACCCAGCTCGAACCGACAAAATTAATCCAAAAACCCAGCTCGAACCGATAGTATAAAAAGCCTTCAAAATATTGATTTTCTAATAATTATAAGACTTTTAAAGGTGCTTAACTATTATATGTTATATACAGAACAGAATTTCTCTTAATTGCCTACGGCATAAACCTCTATAAATGTTGCAAATTCAATGTATTTAGCTTATAGAAGGGGATAATATGAAAATAAAAAATGAAGATTATGAAATTATATGCGATACAAGAGAACAAGATACATTAATCCAAGATACTCTTATAAAAAATGGAATACAGGCCACTAGAGAAAAATTAAATACTGGAGATTATGCTATTAGATATCAAAAAGAATATATACCTAATATTTTAATAGAAAGAAAAGCAGGATTAGATGAATTGCTAGGAAACTTAATGGATCCAGTAAAAGACGAAAATAAAGATAACCGTTTTATAAGGGAACTAAAAAGAGCAAAAGAAGCAGGAGTTAAATTATTCTTGCTTATACAAGACAAGGATTATTATATCAAACTTTTAAAAGGTGAATATATAAGCCATGTTCATCCTAACGCTAGCGCGGCTATGGTAATTTCATTAATGGCCAAATTCGATAATCTTCATATTATTGCATGTGATAGAAAAGAATCACCTTCAATGGTCCATAAAATTTTATATTATCACTTAAGAGAAGAAATAAAAAGGAAGGAGGGTAATTGATTATGCCACGAGAAAAAGATTCTAGGTTAACAGAAGACCAATTAATTGCAGCAGAATTATTAGTGTATGGTGCAACTAATAAAGAAGTAGCAGACCAATTAGATGTTTGTGAAAAAACTATAATGCGCTGGAAGAAAAGACCAGAATTCATGGAAGAACTTGATAGACAATATGAAGTTGCTAAAAATAAAGTTGACAATCGTATAATGAAATTCTCTAATCAACTTTTACAAAATATTCTCGACCTATCAAGATCAGCTAAGAGCGAGAAGGTTAGACTAGATGCAAGCATATACTTACTTAATAGATTGGCTGGCGCTCCAATTTCAAAAGTGGAAACTAAAACAGTTATTACTCCTGAAACTGAAAAAGAAAATAATAATGAGCCTTCTTGGGATGATTTTAATGATTCAGATGTTATAGAAGGGAATGTAATAGATATAACAGATAGTGAAATATCATAAGAGGGAATGTAGGGGGGCGCTTATCGCGGTCCGTATTTAAGAGGTGTCGCTGTTGAAAATCTGCTGGAATAGTCACTTTAATAGTATTAAGCTATAACAACTATTAAGACAAGGAATATATTACCAATAGAATAAGGACAAACAAGACAAAGCGCAACGTCTTAGAGGGGCACACAGAGGGTATAAGACAACAGAGTGAACAGTAAGACCAGTATAGTAAAAGACAACAGCATTAATAGTACTCTATAAGGTATCAATACTTATAAGTTATGATACACTTTGACATAGTAAGTGATATCAATATGTTTACTTGTCTTATAACTTAGTGTCATAAGTAACCAGGTAAAACAGTGGCCTTTCGGTGGGGTAAAGTGCTCCAGGTAGGGGGGCGGTGCATTCTATACCCTAGTATTTTCAACGCGTGCGCCAAGCCACAGAGAACTGCTCAGCAAAAAATGAGACTTGAGGGGAAAATGAAACCTCAAAAAAATCCTACAAAAAATTTTTTGGAAACTTGAGAAAAAATAAAAAGCCTACTTAACAGTAGACTCTTTAAGAAGTTGAATAGCTTTATCTAAAAGTTTAGATATTGGAACAGATGATTGGTTAGAATATTCTTTAAGCCATTGATACAACTCTTTATCAATAGCGGAACCAATTGGAACTCTGTTTTTTAAATCTTTTCTTGCCAAAATAATCACCTCGAGTTAATTATAAAATATATTACAACTGATTACAACTGATTACAACTGATTGTAACTGATATAAGTTTGTGATATAATATAATTAAGAGGTGAGATAGAATGTATTTTGGAATTTACTCAATAACAAATGTAGTAACAGGTGATATGTATATAGGACAAACGATCCAAGATTTTGAAAAAAGATGGAAAAGCCATATAAGTGCTTTAAATAGAGGTAATCATGATAATGAATATCTTCAAAGAAGTTGGAATAAATATGGAGAAGATGCTTTTAAGTTTAAAGCTATATATTATTGTGATGAACTTGACATTTTAAATGATTTAGAAAAGTATTATATAAAAAAATATGATACTTATAATAATGGATTTAATATGACAGAAGGTGGAGACTATTTTCTAAATGAAATTCCAGAAGAAATACGAAAGAAAAGATTAGAAAATTTAAAGAAAGTAAATAGAGAAAGAAGTGATTATACAGAGCATCAAATTGCTAAGGTTAAGGAAATGTTGTCAGTACTAGAAAATAATCCAATCTCTATAAAGAAAATATCTAAATTAACTGGAGTTAGAGAAAATATCATTTATAGCATTAAAAATCTTGACTCTTGGATAGATGTGAGATCCGATTTAAATGAAAAAATCAAACAATTAAATTTTATAGAGTGTAGAAATAAAAAAATTATAGAGGATTTATATTCTTATAATTATTCTTTAGAAGAACTTTGTAATAAATATAATCTTGCAGAAAATAGCATTAGAACTATTTTTTACAAAGAAAAAATAAAAGATTATGGTAAAGTTTTTAAAGATGTGAAAAATACTCGAATGAAACAAAAATTTTTAAAAGGAATGGAAAAAGGTATCGAAACGTTTATAGATATGGAAAATTTTACTGGACATTCGAGATATACACTTGAAAAAATGTGTGAAAGAGAAGGATTACAAGAGCAATGTAAAAAGCTAAGAAAAATAAGAAATAAAAATATGTATAAGAGCAAAGAAAAAGGAGTTAATTATGATATTAAAAGGAAAAGTTGGTTTTTAAGAATAACCTTTAATGGAAATCAGATACCAATAGGCCATTTTAAAACAGAAGAAGATGCTATAAATGTAAAACAACAGTTAATTCCATATATAGAAAGTAAGGATTACACTTCTATATTGGCAGTAAAAGCTAAATATAGCAAAAATGTTGCTCCTAAGAAAACTATTAAAGCAACAAATTTAAAAGATAATTCAGAAGAAATTATTGAGGGAATAGGGATTTGTGCAAGAAAACTAAATATCCCAAGAAAAAATATAGAAAGGGTATTACAAGGAAAAGGAAAAACAACGCATGGATATACATTTGCATATGTTTAAATGTTAAAAACAAATATTTAAAGTCCATAAATAGGTTTACAACTTTTAAGACTTATGATACAATATAAGTATAAAAGATAATCATAGGGGGTTGTAAATATGAAATATGGATATGCAAGAGTTAGTACTTACTCACAAAAGAAAGATGGAAACTCATTAGAAGGTCAAACAGAAATATTATTAGCAAATGGGTGTTTAGAAGAAAACATAGTAGTTGATTCTTATACTGGAACAAAGAAACAAGAAGATCGCAAAAATTTTGATAAACTTCTTAAACAATTAAAACCAGGAGATACATTAGTAGTAACTAAGTTAGACAGATTTGCTAGAAGTACAATACATGGATTAAGCATAATAGACAAATTACTAGAACAAGATATAAAGGTTCATATAGTAAACTTAGGTTTAATGGATAATACACCTAACGGAAAGCTAATAAGAACTATCTTCCTTGGATTTGCCGAATTTGAAAGAGACATGATAGTTGAAAGAACAAAAGAAGGCAAGGCAATAGCTAGACAAAGAGAAGATTTTACGGAAGGTAGACCGCAAAAGTATTCAAATAAACAAATTAAGCATGCCATTGATCTAAAGCAAAGTGGCATGAGTTATAAGCAAGTTACAGAAGTAACAGGAATAAGCAAAGCTACACTAATTAGAAGAATGAAAGAATATCAATAAGAAAATAAATAATAATACATTTTAAAAGTCAGAGAAATCTGGCTTTTTTTATTAGGAATATGTTCCGATTGAAAAAATATTGTTGGGAGATTAGAATATAATTATCAGTTAAATATTGGGTGTTCGTTCAAAGGTAGGACACAGGATTTTGATTCCTGGAATAATAGTTCGAATCTATTACGCCCAGCCATGTATGTGTTTTAAAAAATAAATCTAAATCTATTTTAGGTAGCTTAGTATCTTTAGGATAGCATTGTGTGAGCAGTGTAAAGGCATGCTGACTACATGCCGCTAGTTAAACTAGTCCATCTAAGCAGAACTGAATGTCCAACGTCTTCATGAATTGATAGTAGTGGAGATAACTACGTAACCCAAGAGGGACAGTCTTCGAAAAGGCGAACCGTATATCGAAGATTTTCAGGTGGCACTGAATAATTTACCTCACGCCAAATTGGTCATGTAGCGAGACATAATCAGGAGGTTATATAGTCCGATGCTGATAACAAAGGGCACTAACCATTGTTAATAGTGAAACAGTGAAAGGGCTGGAGTATGTATTAACAACGTGGAGTAAGAATTCAATGAAACACACTGATGTTGTGAAGTATTTCGTGTCTCAAAAGGAAACGAATCTTCAGGAACAGCACAACGTCTGTCAAATTTAATTCAGATTTATACAGGCATAGAGAATATTAATTTTGGATGATAAATTGTCTATGATAACAAAACAATAAAAGGAAAAGTCTGTTCCCTTATAGTATGAAAGTGGCTTAATACTAGAATATCCTTGCATGATATAATCTAGTGCGTAACACCTCCCAAGGGTGAATCGTTTAACATGAAGTTGCATGGTGGTTTTGCAAACCTTTGTTGCTCGCAAGGCAGACAGAATACGAAGTGTTGAGTAGTACTATAGTAGAGTGCCTCGTGTTAGGGTTTTGTGGCACTATAAAATTACAACCAGTCATGGACAATACGTATTAGGTGCGTGGATAAACGGAGAATAAATAATGCCGTGAAAGGTGTCTACAGAAGGCTCTAATCTCAAGCCTTCTAATAGATATTGGCTTATAGCTCAACGGATAGAGCACATGGCTACGGACCATGGTTTGTTGTGAGTTCGAATCTCACTAAGCCAGCCATTAAATTTAAAGGGAGAATGTCTATGAAATTATATGAATTAGCTTATTTAAATGTTGAAAAAGATAAAAACTCTAGAAATTTTGGGGTTATGAATAAATTTATCAATGGAAAAACGTCTCACAATATCGTTAAAAAGAGTAAGCAAGAAAAAGAAGAAGTTATTTGTTACCTAAATGGTAGAGCAATGACTAAAAGCAAACTAGAAAAGACTTTTCCTAAGAAGAAAAATAAATCAAAGAAGAAAAAATATGTTAAAAAGAAAAATACAAAAGAGTAGTTATTAATTGGCTGCTCTTTTTTTATGTAAATAAATTCAGAAGGGAGTGATTAGATGATTTATTTTGATGATATAGAGTTTACTGATGATAATAAATACTCTATATACTTGATTGATAAGTATTTAAAGAAATATTTTCCTAAAAATCAGGATAATATTAGAAGGAAATACACTCCTAACGAGGTTGCAAAGGTAATCGGAGAAAAGGATATAACATTTTTTAGTTTATATTTTCTTAGAACGACTTTCGTACCAAGTGATGACAACAGTGCAAGGGAATTATGTGAGGAACATTATAAGATATGGAGAGTTCTTTCAGAGGCCTTTGTACAGGATTTATACGACAAACTTAATATAGTAGAGCCTCGAGGACTTGCTAAGTCAACCATATGCGATAAAACACTTGCAATATGGTTACATTGCTATAAAAAATCAAAGTTTACTCTATTAGGAGCCAAAACTGCAGATGATGCCGAGCAATTCTTAAATTCTATAAAGAAAGAGTTTTTAGAAAATGAGCTTATAAAAGATGTATTTGGAAACTTAATAGATTTAAAAGGTAAAAAGCCTAATTCGAAAGATTATTACAAGGTTAACTCAGGTGAAATTGAGTTTACTAATGACACATATATAAGGGCAGTAGGGTCAACCACTTCTGTTCGTGGTGCTAACTGGGGAGGTGTAAGGCCTACTGTTGTTATAGCGGATAAAAATATAATTGTCCGTAGGTTATAGAAATATAACTTATAGAATCGGTGGAATTAATGTAGAAGCCTAAATTTAATATTGATAATGATATAACTTTCAATCTGATTATGATATAATATAATTAAGAGGTGATTGTTATGAAGAGATTAACTTTTGAATATGTAAAAGAATGGGTTGAAAACAATTCTGAATGTATTTTGTTATCAACTGAATATAAAAATGCTAAAACAAAATTAAAATTTAAATGTAAATGTGGTAAAGAATTTGAAAGAACTTGGGATTCTTTTAAAAGGGATAAATTTCATTTATGTAAATCATGTTCTAATACTGTAGAGGTAAAAGGAGTACCTTCTCAATATATAACTAAAGGGATTGCTAAGAAACCATTAGAAGAAGTAATTAAAATAGTTGAAGAAATAGGCTGTAAGTATATAAGAAGATATACAAAAAAAGGAACAAGAAGTACTATAGTTGAATTTGAATGTCCTTACCATGGTTTACAGAAAGTATTTTGGACTAATCTAGAAAAAAGAAGATGTTGTCCTCAATGTAACGAATATAATAAACAAAATTCTAGACTATCACAAAAGGTTGAAAAATACCTTATTGAAAATAATATTGAATATATTAGAGAGTATAAATTTGATAATTGCAAAAATAAAAGACCTCTGCCTTTTGATTTCTACATACCATCACTAAAAATGGTTATTGAAGTTAATGGTAGACAACATTACGAAAAAGCTTATTTTGGAGGATGTACTGAAGAAGAAGCAGAGAAAAAATTAATAACTACTAAAAAACATGATGCTATTAAAATTGAATTTTGTAAAAAAAATAATATTAAATATATAGAAATTCCATTTTTTACAGATGATAAAAACTTTACATATATCAATATATTAAACAAGGTAATACTAGGGGAAGTTACAGTTTAAAAGCTGATAACACACGCAGAGCATAGGCATTGAACCTATGCTTTTATTATTATGTAAAAGTATAGAATATAATATGCCCACGAGCCACCGACACGATTATTTATAGAGTAATCTGAGAACCTAACGTTAAACGAGGGTGAAAATGTATGCCGAGCTATATGGAAACATATAGAACTAGAGGATAAAAAGCCACTAGGATAACAAAATGGATTATCAATCCGAAGTTGATGTTATAACTGAAGATGCTAGAGAAAAGAAATGGAATAGATGGTGTAAAGAAGTAGAGGAAGTTGGAGATACTGCAGTATTTAGAAAAGGTAAAAAAGTTAAATCAGCAACTAAGTTTGTAAGTATAGGAACTGTTTTACATATTGATTGCTTAATAAGTAAACTTAGCAGAAATAGAGATTATCATACTATTATGAATAGAGCTGTTTTATTAGAAGATGGCCAAACAATAGATGATATATTTGAAAGTGATTTATGGATTAAATGTAAAAAGATTTATTTTGACGATAAAATAGAAGATCCTCAAATACAAGCTAGAAAATTTTATGAAAAACATAAAGAAGAAATGAAATATCCTGTTTTATGGGAAGAAAAATGGGATTTTTTTATAGATATAGCAGTTAAATACTGGAGTAATAGAAAATCATTTATGTCAGAAAAAATGAATGATGCTAGTAGTATAGGTGAAAAATGGTTTAAATCTATAAGAACTCAATCAGTAGAGGAAATAGAGGACCATATTTTTTTAAAAACAATGCTTTGTGTTGACCCAGCGGGAGATAATTCTTCTAATAAGAAAAAGAAAACTGACTCATTTGCAATGATAGTAGGTTCATTAGGAGAAAATGACTTTAAATATATCAGAAGAATGGTACTTGAAAAAATGAGTTTCACAGAGTATTGTAATACAATTATTGATATTTTATTAGAATTTACAGATATAACTCATATATCTATAGAAAGAAATACCTACTTAGGTTCAGATGTAACTACTATACAACAAATGATTGAAAAGATACCTGAACTAAAGAAAAGAAATTTAATATTTATTAATGATATGAATAATAAAAATAAAGATAATCGTATTGCAACTATACAAGATCCAGTTAATAATGGCCAAATAATATTTGCAGATAATAATAAAGCATTTACAGATCAGATATTAGACTTTCAAGGAACAGCATATACACTACATGATGATGCTGCAGATGTTGTTTCTGATTTTGCAAATAAAATACTAAAAATAAAAACAAAAAATATAATTAGGTTCATGGATAGAAGGAGATTGGGTGTGTAAATGAAAAAATATAAGCCTATCGATGAAGTTATAAGTGTTTATGATGTTCCTAAAGAATTATGGGAATCTGAAAGTTTAATGAAAGAAAAACCGAACTGGAATAAAACAAATTATACCGAGTCGGAAAAAATATACCAAAATAAGGAATTTATTATACTGAAAGTTAAAAGTAATAAAAAGATTGGATTTATTGTATATAATACGAAAAAAGAATGGGAAAATGGTCATTCTCATTTAAATTCTAGAACTATTGCAGAAATAGTAATAAAAAATGTAATTTACAAAAGAAAACCTAAAACGAATAACTTATATATACTTAAAAGTCATGCAAGAGTTTCAAATGATGAAAAATACATAAAATTTATTGAAGATTTAATAAAAGTTAAAAAAAGTAAAACTAAAAATAATTATATAAATAAAAAAGGAGGCCGAAAATAATGCAGACTGTAGCAGAAATCGTAGATGGTCTAAAAAAAGGAATGGCTTTAGATTTGAATATTCCTGATCATTTAAATTTTGTCAGATATATGTATCAATGTTTTGAGTCTGATTTACATAAATATCAAAAAATGTATGACTATTATAAAGGCAATACAGATGCTATGGCCGATTACAAAACAATTACACAAAGGTCGAATTTAAAAGTAAATACTAATTTTTTTAAAAAATTTGTAAAGGAAGAGGTCTCTTATACTGTAGGAAATCCTATTACTTATGAAAGTAAAGAACAACCAGGTTTATTGGATGAATTAACATCAACTATGGCTTTATGGAATAAAAATCATGACAGTGACTTAATGAAATACATGGTTATATTTACAAAAGTATTTGAACTTTATCGATATGATGAAGAAGGTTTTAAAAGTGTTATTTCAACTCCTTTAACAGGATATGCATATCAAGATGAATATGACAATGTTTTGTTTTATATGGATGTAAAAGTAGAACACTTAGATGTAGATGTTTATCATATAGATGTTTATACAAAAAAATGTATTTATCATTTAGATAGAGAGTTTAATCAAGTTGAACCTCCAACAAACCATAGATTTGGTACAATACCTGTTTCAGTAGGAAAATTAACTGAAGAACTAACAGAAGATAGTTTATATAAAGACTTAAAAGGATTACAAGATGCTTATGAAACTAATTTATCTGACTTAGGAAATGAAATTTCAGACTTTAGAAATGCATATATGGTTATGACAGATTGTGAATTTGAAGAAGAAAAAATAGTTGTTGATGAAGAAACTGGAAAAGAAACGAAAATAGATCCAATTTTAGAAATGAAGAAAAAAGGCATCTTAATGGTAGGAAAAGAAGGTAAAATTCAATGGTTAATTAAGCAAATTAATGATACTTTTGTACAAAATACGCTAGACAGATATAAAGATGATATGTATCAAATAAGTTGTCATATAAATCACAACGAAAGATTACAATCAAATTTAAGCGGAATTACACTTAGAAGTAGATTAATAGCACTGGAAAATAAATGTGCACTTCAAATAAATGCTCACTCAAATATAGTTACAAATAGATTGAAATTTTGGTGCAATTATATAAATTACTTTAAAGCAAAGAATTTTGATTGGAAAAAAATAAAAATTATTTATACTGCAAATATCCCTCAAGATGATTTAGCTACAGCTCAAATGCTTAGTCAAGTTCCTCCTGGAGTTATTTCCAAGAGAACAGCATCAAGTAGATTTGGATTTATAGTAGATTTAGATGCTGAACAAAGACAAATTGCAAGAGAATATGAAGAAGAAATGAAGAGGGAAGATGAAAGTTTAGGTGAATTGTATGGCGATAAACACCAACACACAGAAGCAAACATCGAAGAATAGAAATGCTGAAGAAACTAAAAGTTTCATGGAAAAAGCATATAATCAGGCCGAACAGGAACTTGAAAAATATCTTAAAAAGATGAATAAAACAGATAAGCAGATTAGAGAGTTAATGGAAACTGCTAATTTTGCTTATCAAATAGAAAAAACATCAAAAGATTACGAAAGTGCTGAAAGATTTATTGTTATAGCAGTTCTATCAATGCTTAATAACGAAGATGAATGGCTTGAAAATTTAATAGATAACTTCTTTGATGAAATGTTTGAAGAAATTGTAGAGTATTTTGGATATTTTGTAGACAATGAAGAAAAGCAGAAAATATTAAATAGAAAATACGAAGGTAAAACATATAAGCAAAGAATACAAAGCAATATGGCTAAAATAAATAATCGAACTAAAAAAAGATTGAAAATAGCTTATAACAAGAAGAATTTATACAATATCGCATCATGGCTAACACCAAGACAAAAGATGAGTAGAAAAAGAGCAAGAGGAATATTGATATCTGAGCTTAGTAGAATAGCAAATGATATCTTTATTTATTGTAATAGAGATAAAAAATTTATGTATTGTTCAGTTTTAGAAGAAAGAACATGCAGTGATTGTGAAAGTATGCATGGTGTTGCTTTAAGTGCTGAAGAAGCTTATGATTTAATACCACAGCATAACTTCTGTAAATGTTACTTTATAGTTATAAAATGATAGGAGGAAAATAATGAAAGTATTTTTAGGTGGGACTTGTAATAACAGTAAATGGAGAGATAAATTGATTCCAATGCTTAATATAGACTATTTTAATCCAGTAGTAGATGATTGGACTGAAGAATGTTATCAAGAAGAATTGAAACAAAGAAAAATATGTGATTATTGTTTATATGTTATAACTCCTAGAATGACAGGAGTCTATTCTATAGCGGAGGTAGTGGATGATAGTAATAAAAGACCCTATAAAACTTTATTCTGTGTACTAGAAGAAGATGATAATCCAATGCATAGTCTCACAGAGTTGGCTCTTCCTAAACTAGCATTTGATAAAGGACAAATGAAATCTTTAGATAGAGTTGGTCGAATGATAGAAAGAAATGGTGGAAAATATTTTAAATTATTAGAAGAAGTTGCATGTTATTTAAATAAAGCTGGAGTAAAAAAAATAAGAGGAATTGAAGGAATTCCTAACTGGATTAAAAGAGGACATGAAATACTTCCTAAAGACAAGTGGGAGTATTGGGATGAAATTGTTCCAATAAGAGCCAAAGACCTCTATGAAGGAATGGAATTGGATTGCACTTTAGAAATAGAAGGAATATTACAAGAAAAAGCAGAAAATAGTTTTAAAAGAGCTAGTAATGAATTAGATAGTCAAGGTCATTCTGGAATGTCATATGGCTTAATGAAAGCAATGATAGCACAGTTTTGTACAAATGGCAAAGAGTTTGTAAAATACTTAGAAGGATAAGGAGAGTAAATAAATGAAATTACAAGATACAGTAGATTTAATGTTAGGAACAGATTTTAAAGATAGATTTAAAGCTGAATATTATCAACTAGATAATAGAATAGCTGGATTACAAAGAATGTTAAAAGGTTATAAAGAAGGAACTTTGGAATTTACTCCAAATTGTCCATATAGAATATTATATGAACAATTAATGTATATGAAAGCATATAGGGATGTATTAGAGGCACGAGCAGAAATAGAAAATATAGAATTGTAGGTGTATTATGAGGAATTTATTACTTAAAATAGGAGTAAGAATGGGCTGGGTTATAAGTCCAAACATCTTATTTAATTTAGCAACATATGGTGAAAACTCACCTTATTACAAAAGATATTATAAGAAATACCTAAAAAGAGATAAAAGGAGAAATTTATGAACGAACAACAATTTTTAGATTGGTGTAAAGATGAAATTGCAAGTTATGTAAATCTAATGATAGATAAAACAGATAAAAATTACATAACAAAAGATGATGTATTTATGGTTTGGTGTTGCAAAACACTCCAAAATAATAAAGCATTATTAAGTACAACTTTACCTGATGGAATGTACTACGAATGTACATATAATGGAGATAAAAAAGAAATGTACATAGATGCTTATAAGAAATGGGAGAATTACAAAGTTGTTAAGGAGGAAAAATAAATAATGAGAAAATTAAGTACTATTCAAAAAAGAGAAAAATTAAACGATGTTTACGCAGCAGATGAAATAGGTCCAGGAGGGGCAAATCATAGATATATAATTTGCAAAGAAGGTGAAACTTGTTGGTGTGATGGAAGTAATTTTATAGGTGTTGTAGCTGAGATACTTTTACAACGTGGACCAAGAAAAGATAAGAACTCACAACATGGAGTAATAGATACAGATTTACTAGAAATAGTGAGAGATAGAATGAAAGCTTTTCAAGCTGGACCATTCGCCAGTGAATACAATGAAAAAGCATTAGAACATATAGAATGGGCTTTAATGTATCTTAATCGTAGAGTTGAAGATAGAATAGAAAGAAATGTTTTAGGAAAAAACGAGAAATAGGGATTAAAAAATGGATACTAGAATACCATACAGAGAAAGATATATCAGAAAAGTGGAAAGCTTATTTGGCAAATCAAGAGAATATATTTGTTTTTCAGATGATACTTATAAAGAATTTGTAGAATTTATTAATAATTTAAAAGGAATACCGAAGAAAAATAGATTAATAAATAAAATGAGAGATTATAGAAAAGGTTTAAGATAGGTTTACATAATTCAACCTTCTAAAATCAATTCTAAGGTACTTGTAAAAAGTCCCTTGATAGTTTATACATTTGGAAATAAATAGAAATTACATAAAGGATGATTAAATGGAAAAATTATTTAATTTTGTATCATTACCTTGTGATGCTATAGAAGTTAAAGTAATAAAAAGACCAAAACAGAAACCTTTAAAGAAACTAAAATTAAATGGTGCTACTTATTATTTATCTGAAGATGATGAAAATTATTATACTTTCATATATAAAAGTTTCACTAAGGATAAAGCAAAAAGCCAAGTAGCAGCCAGTATATTCAACAAAGCAAAGTGTAAAAATGCAGATTGGTTTGAGTTAGCTCAATTATACAACGATAAGATAAATGAGTATAATCACAAATCTTATGTGCATAGTCAATATATCACAGATACAATATTGACTGAAATATATAAATTAACAAGATAATAAAAGCCCGAGAGGGCTTATTTTTATGCTCCGAAACGAGGGTAAACTAAGTACTTTGGGGGCTAGTACTTCGAGGGACTAAATTCTTATTTAAATACTATGAGGGCTAGTACTTCATGGGGAAAGAGGTAAAAATGATAATCAAAAAAGATTTGTTAGAAAAATTAAACGATATAGATGAAACTGCCGATGTTACTGAAGTTTTAAAAGGGATTGATGGAATAGCAGAAGTTAAAGAAATACCTTTTGATGTTAACAAATTAACTGTTGAAGATTATAAAAATATCCTTGAAACAAATAAAGCAATACAAGGATATAACCAATCTCAATTAGACAGTGCAGTATCTAAAGGAGTTGAAAGTTTTAAAACTAAAAAGATGCCAGGAATTATAGAAAGTGAAATAAAAAAGGCAACTGCTCCAAAACACGAAACTCCTGAACAAAAGGCTCAAAGAGAACAAATGGAAGCTATGGAAACAAGACTTAAAGAAATGGAAGAAAAAAATGCTGCAACAGAAAAGAAAAATGCAGAGAATGAAGCTAAGTTAGCTCATGAAGGTAGAATCAAAGAAAGTCGTACTTATCTAGCAGAAATGAAATATCCAAAACAAGTCGAAAATTTCTTAGAGTTTGTAGTTGGTGAGGATATGGATATCAGTAAACAGAATATAGATAAATTAGCTAATGCATTTAGCGAATACGGACAAGAAGTCCTTAAAACTGATATGACAAATAATCCGTTTAATCCTAGTGGTGGGGGAAATGGAGATTCTGTTGATCCTGTTCAAGCTCAAGTAAATCAAATTTTAGGCTTGTCATAAAAATAAATTAATTAGGAGGTGTTTAGCATGGCTAACACAATATCATATGCTCAAATTTTACAAAATGCATTAGACAAACAAATGGTACATGAATCATTGACAGGCTGGATGGATGCCAATGCAGGTCAAGTTAAATATAACGGTGGTAAAGAAGTTAAAATACCTCAATTATCAATGGACGGACTTGCTAACTATGACAGACAAGCTGATAGTGGATATACTAAAGGATCTATCAAATACGAATACAAAACTTACACAATGACACAAGATAGAGGACGTAAATTCCAAATAGATTCTCAAGATGTTGATGAAACTAACTTTGTATTAACAGCAACAACAATCATGGGTGAATTTCAAAGAACTAAAGTTATACCTGAAGTAGATGCTTATAGATTAAGTAAATTAGCAACAACTGCTATGGGTGTAGCTAATGATGAAAATGTAGAATATGGATATACTGTAGCAAATTCAACTGTTATAGCTAAAATAAAAAAAGGTATAAAAACATTAAGAGAAAAATGCCATAATGGAACACTAGTTATTATGTGTAACTATGATACACAACTAGCTATAGAAGAAGCTGCATTAGGTAAATTAGCATCTGTATCTTTTTCTCAAGGTGGAATAAACACTAAAGTTCCAGCTATTGATGGATGCCCAATTATACCAGTTCCACAAAATAGATTATACAGTGCAATACAATTATATGATGGTTCGACTAGTGGTCAAACTACTGGCGGATACATTAAAGCAACTTCTGGATTAGATGTTAACTTTTTAATCATGCCTTTAGATTTACCTTTAGCAGTAACTAAACAAGATATCATGAGAATATTTGACCCTGAAACTAACCAAAGTGCAAATGCATGGGCTATGGACTACAGAAGATACCATGATTTATGGGTATTAGAAAGCAAAAAAGAGGGGGTATATGCTAATATAAAAGATGCAAAACCTACTCAATCTGAAAGTCATTAGTTTGATCCTTTCATGTTTGAAATAAAAAAAGAAAACGTTCATAGAACAGTAGAAACCATAGAACAGGCAAAAAAATATATTGCTGAAGGTTATGAATTAGTTCAAAATATCGACAACTCAGAGGAAAAATCCGAAATAATAGATTTAGATTCTTTAAAATATAATGAGTTAAAGAATTTAGCTAAAGAAAAAAAAGTTAAAGGCTATACAACACTGACAAAATCAGATTTAGTTAAAATTTTAAAGGAGTTGGTTTAAATGGCTGACTTCGATTTAATATTAAAAGAAAAGTTTCCTAATGAAAGTGAATCAAGTTTAGTCATTCATAAGCAACTAGCAACTCAAAAGCTATTACTTTATTTTAAGAATAGACTTAATAGAACTATAACAGCTGAACAATTAGAAACAGAGTATCAACCTGCTCTGTTTCTTTTAATTTCAAATGCAGTTAATTATTCAAGTATGAGAGGTGTCAAATCAATTTCTCAAGGAAATAAGAAAACTACATTTGATGAAAGTGTTAGTTCTAGCGGTGCTTATGATATAACTAACGAGATCAAGGAACTTTTACCTGTAGCAGTAGTTAAATTGAGAGGTTAGGTGGTAAATGTGTTCGGATATAACGAAGACAGTGCAACTTTGTTTAATGTATCTATAGATGAAAACAGAAAACCGATTTATCATCGAACTTTTTTAAATAGTATAGATTGGCAACAGGCTACAGGGGTAAAATTTTTAAAGACAACTGGCTCATCTGCGGATATAGATAATAAAATATTAGTTTTTGTAAATTATGGGACTTATGAAGGTAAAACTTACATAGGTCCTAAAGAATTTAGTAAACTTGAAGATAAAAGTAATTATTATACATTCAACGAAGGAGAAGATATTCTCTTAAAAGGAATACATGACATTGAAATTACAAATTCTCAAGAGTTTAATGATATTCAAAAAAACTATGATGATGTAGTTAAAATCATCAATGTTACTAAGTGTGAATTAACAAAACACTTTGAACTAGGATGTGAGTAAAATGGCAACTTTAAAAGCAAAAGTTACTGTTAATATAGACTATGACAAAATTGTAAATCAAAGTAAATTAAATAGAGCGCAAAAACAACTCGTAAACCTAGTAAGAACAAAAGCTGACTCATACGTACCTTATTTATCAGGAGATTTAAAAAATACTGCTCAAGAAAACAAAAAAAGCATTGTATATGCTCCTTATCATGGTGGTACAAAATCTTATGCTGCTATTAACTACTATACTAACAGAGGTATGGGTAGAGAAGGTTTAAACCGCGGTGGCAAAAGGGGTAAACAATGGATAAATCGTATGTGGGTTAATGAAGGAGATGCAATAGTAAATGAAATTGCAAATACAATAGGAGGGAAAGCAAGTAAATGACAATTAGTTTAGATAAAATAGAAAATAGAACTATTACAGATAAAATAATAGAATTTTTCTTAAAATGCCCTCTAATAGACGATAAATCTCCTATTTCTGCTGATTACATAGGTGATGAAATAGGCACTTACTCAGTAGATGGTTCGCCTTCGGAAACTATTTTAAAATCTTATATTGATGGTTCTACAGAACGACAATTAATTTTTGATTTTACTAGTAGAGAAAGTGTTGAGGCATACAACAATGAGAAAAATATTACTTTTTATGAAAAATTAGCCGAATGGGTAGAAACTCAAAATAATGAAGGTGTTTTACCTGAGTTAAGTTATCCTTTAATAGCTGAACAAATAAAAGTATTAACTCATGGCTATGTTGAACAAATGAGCGCAAATAAAGCAATTTATGTTATTCAAATGAAATTAGTGTACACTAAAATAGCTGAATAGGAGGTTGAAATTATGGCATTAAAAAGAAAAGATTTTGCAGATTATCTTAATACTGCAGCAAAAGATACTGATGCATCATATGCTTTACTTGGTTATGGAGTTGAAAGTTTAGACGAAGAACCAGGTGCACAAACTGATACAACTTGTTACATAAATGATGAAACATCATCTACAACAGTAACAAAATACGAAACACAATTTCCTTATACTTCTGAAATTATAATGGAACAAGAAGCAATAAAAAGTTTATATTTAACTGGTAGAAATCATGAAACTGGGACAGATGCAGAAAGAGATTATGTTCGTGTAGATATGTTTGATCCTGTATCAGGAAGCGAAGGAACTTATCAAGCAAGAAAGTTTAGAGTTGCAAATGAAGTTTCAAAATTCTCTGGTGAAGGTGGAGAAAAGATGAAAGTTGAAGGAGTTTTACATGCTATAGGAGATCCTATTCAAGGAACTTTCAATGTTACAACAAAAACTTTTACAGCAACTCAAGCAGCAACTCAAAGTGTAACTAACTAAAAAAATTAGGGAGGTTAAAATATGAATGATTATACAAAATTTAATATATTAGGTGTGGAATTAGAATTTGATTTTTTAGATTTAGATGAAAAAGAATTTTTTGAATCAGTTTTTTCAGAAACAAACAATAAAATATCAGAAGTAGCTAAAGATGATAAAGATTTTCCTATTGAAAGTGCTAGAAAATATTGTGAAAGCATAATTGGCTTGTTTGAAGAATTGTTCGGTGAGGAAAAAACTTATGATATTTTTTCAGGTAAATGCAATTTAATGAAATGTACTACAGCTATAAAGGAATTAACAAAAGCTAAATTAGAACAAGATAAAGCATTTACAACAGAATTAAAATCTGTTACTACTATTTCTGAAGAAGTATTCGGAGAGGAAGAAATTTCTCTTAATAGACAACAACGTAGAGCTATTGAAAGAAATAAGAAAAAATATAACTAATGAGTATAAGTATTTTAACCGATTTTTTACCTATTGAAGTTGAAATAGAAGGAGTGCGATATCCAATTAACTGGGATTTTCGCACTTCTATTTTATTTGAACAGTTAATGTTAAATAATAATATTAGTGAAAAAGAAAAATCAGATGAGGCTCTACAACTATATTATGGTTATGAAATAGATACAATTAAATATATTAATAATAATAATATTAATCAATTTGTTGAAGAAATGTTATTATTTTATAAGTGTGGGAAAGAAATTATTAGTACTAACGAAGATTCAGAAAAGAGCGAAAACTCTAGTAAAAATGAAATTATCTATAGCTTTGAACATGATGATTTTTACATTTATAGTGCATTTATGTATGATTATCACATTGATTTACAAGATATTGAAGGATTACACTGGTGGAAATTTAAAGCATTATTTAATTCTTTATCAAGTGATTGTAAATTCATAAAAATATTAGAATATAGAAGTATTGATTTATCTGAGATACAAGATAAACAACAAAAGAATTTCTATAGAAAAATGAAAAAACTTTATGCTTTACCTCAGTCATTAGAGGAAAAGGAAAAACAAGCATTAATAACAGAAATGCTGTTGAAAGGTGAAGATCCTGGAGAATTATTAAGACAATAGTTATGTTTTGTACTATAATATTATTATAGGGGGGAGTATAGCATGAGAAGAAACTCGGGGTCCAATATGAAAAACATTTTTATTGTAATAATAGCTTTTTTAAGTATTGCTATAATAATTGCTGCAATTAGTGCAATAACTAATAAAAAAAGTAGTGTTGCTATAGAAAATTCTAATATTGAAGAAAATCAAGTATTAAGTGATAGTGAAACATTAAAACTTTTTTCAAAATATCATAAACTTTATGATGATAGTATAGAGTTAATAAACAGTGGTATAAGCGGGAAGATATCAAAAAAAATATTTAATAATACAAAAGGATTAAGTAATGAAATAAGAAATCTTAATCTAAAAGAAAGTTATAAAGATGAACAAAATAATTTTGCTATAACTTTTGATTATTTAAATAAATCTATGAAAGCATATAACGATTATGTTTATTTTCAAAGTAAAAGAGTAGATAAATTTGATACAAGTTATCGCCATTGTTTAGATGAATATAATACTTATCTTAAAAAGTCTGAATCTTATTATGATTTAATAGATTAATTAATTTGTAGAACACTTCGGTGTTCTTTTTTTATGCCTAAAAGGAGGTGATAGTATGGCAGCAGATGGAAAAGTTGTTATAGAAGTTGAATTAAAATCTGACCAAGTTGAAGGTCAGTTAAATGAACTTAAAAATGCCTTTGCTGATTTAGGTGGTGTTGGCAAAGTATTTGGAGAAATGAGTTCTATTGTTGGAACATTTTCAAATACCTTTAAAGCTTTAAGTGGAATTGTTGGACCAGTTGCAGCAGGAGTTGTTGCAGCAGTAACTACAATGGTAACTGCTTTTTCAAAGTTATATGATGCTAGTAAACAAAATTTCTTTGAAAACTTGCAGAATATATCTGAAAAATTACAACCAATTGTTGATATTGTTCAAAATGCAACAAGTACTATCTTAGATTGTTTTAGTCAAGTTACAGATTTTAATTTTGATTTCAGTTCCTTAATGGCAGATGCTATTGAATTTGAAAGTTCAATGGCTCGTGTGTCAGCAATTATGGGTGTTACTGGAAAAGATATTGAAGTCTTAACAGAAACAACTAGACAATACGGGGCAACCACTAGGTACACTAGTACAGAGGTAAGTGAAGCTTTTAGCTATATGGGTATGGCAGGATTTTCATTACAAGAGTCTCTTGCGTCAATACAAGATGTTTTAAATTTAACTACCATCGGTGCCACCGAACTCGGCACTGCCAGTGATATCGTGACTAAAAAATTGGTCGGTTTAGTAGAAATACTATTCAAAAAACATTCGGTGAATTGCTGGAAAGCTAAGTTAATATTGATACTACAAATTAATAATTAATATGCTAATCAGCAACCAAGCCATGGAAAGCCATAAAAGTACATGGAAGGTTCAGAGACTAGGAGAATGAATAGGCGAATAATAATTTCTCCCACGAGCGCCGAACACCTTAACAAGTAAAGTTGAAGGTGATGATATAGTCCCATCCTCTTATGAAAATAAGAGTTCTAGGATAAAGAGCCTAGATATAAGATAATGGATGGTTTAACTGCAATGAACATGTCTGCATCTCAAGCATCAAATTTCGTAGATTATATGGCAGCAACTATTACTCGTAGTAATACAACTGTTGAATTAATGGGTAGACGTTTTGCCCATGTAAAAACTCTTTAATTCGGTGAAGGCTAAGTTGAGTATTGATTATTAATATTCAATATGTTAATACCGAGCCAAGACTTTACAGAAATGTAAGTAAGGTGTAACGACTAGATAAAGTAACCTAAACAGTTTTGCATGGTGAAATATCCACGAACAGGAGTGATTTATTCAAGATTGAATAATGAAAGATATAGTCTAAACTATATGGAAACATATAGAGCATAGGATAAAGAGCCTATGGTTAATCACAAAAATTGGAAACAATGAAGTACGCCGGTTCAGTAGCTGGGACATTGGGCGTTTCTATGGATGATTTATCAGTTGCTATCGGTCTAATGGCGAATTCATCAATAAAAGGAAGTCGTGCAGGGACTGCAATGAGAACATTGTTGGCAAATTTAAGTGCACCTACTGAAACCGTAGCAAAAGCTATGGATAAATACGGAATAGGACTTGTTACTGCGAAAGATGGTTCAGTTGATTTAGATAAAACATTAAGAAATTTAAGAAGTAGTTTAAAATCATTACCTTTAGTTGAACAAGCAGCTGCATGTAAAGATTTAGCTGGGAAAACGGGTATGACAGGTTTACTATCAATTGTTAATGCTACAGATGATGCATATGATAGTTTAACTGATAGTGTACAAAACTCTACTCAAACAGTTTCTTATTGGAATCAAAATTTAGGAGAAGCAGGAGTTACTGGAGAAGAATGTAGTAAAAGAATAGATAACTTAAAAGAAGTTTTAAGTCAAACAGAATATTTAGGTGCTGCATTTAACATGACTACACAGGATATGGCTTTAGCTTTACAAGTATTAGGGTCTGATGCAAAAGTAACATCAAAAAATGTTGAAGACTTGTTTGGTGTATTAGATGCAATGAGAAATCCCACAAATGCTCAGAAAAAGCAATTTAAAGAACTAGGACTAACTTATAAAGAAATTAATGATGACGCTTTTGACTATAGTGCTACTTGTGACATGATCAATGAGAATACAAAAGGAATAGTAGACAATGCTAAAGGTTTAAAAGATGTTGTTTCTAAACAAGAAATAATAGATAAGTTAAATCCAGATATGTCACTTAAGGAAGCTAATCAAGTGTTAAAAGAGTATGGCCTGTCTGCTAAAAGTGCTTCTACTGGCCAAATAGATTTAATTGCAAATTTAACTCAATTAAGAGAAAAATTTGGAGATATGGATAAATCAACTAGAGAACAAATTTTAACAAATTTAGGTTTATCTGATTCCTTAGATGAGATAAATGAAATATGTGGTTTATCTGATGAACAATTCAAATTATATTGTGATAATTTAAATTTAGTAACTGGATTATCTGAAAAAATGGCACAAGCTATGGATGAAACAACTAAAAATAAATTATTAATTTTATCATCTGCTTTGCAAGACGTTGCTATAGAAGGATTTGAGTTCTTAAAACCAGCTATTCAATCTACTTCTGAAAAATTAGCTGAGTTTTTCAGTGTTTGGAGAAGTGGAAATAAAGAAGGCACTGTAGAAGATGGCCAAGTCTTATATACATTTGATAATTTCAAAAAAGCATTAGACAATATGCTTGGATATATAAGAAATGCAGATATATCAGGAGCAATTCAACAGGCTTTTAGTGGAATTAATACTTTTATAACTAAAGGTGGATTAAGCAGAGTATTAGCTATCGGTAAAGAAATTATACATCAAATTTGTCAAGGAATTATAAAAAGTAAAGGTGATATAAGAGAAGGTATTTCAAGTGCTATTAAACAAATTTCTCAATTTGTTAAAGATGTTGCTCCAGAAGTCGAGGAAGCTGGTAAAGTTATTTTAGATGCTTTAAGAGATGGAATAAAAAACAATTCAGACAATATACATGGTGCTTTAGAAGCAGTTGCATCAGTAATGAACACATGGATAGAAGGTAGTGAGGAAATAAAATCCTTAACTGGTAATTTTGCAGATATTTTTATTGATAGCTTAATTGAAAATTTTAAATCTAGAACTGTTGGAAGGGCAACGGAATTATGGAATGCAGCTACAAGTTGGTTAACACACTCTACACCAGATTTCAGTAAAGGTGGAACAGGACTTCTAAAAAAAATATCTGAATGGTTTACTGGCGAATCTTATGCTGATGAAAAAACTGGAAATGAAAAACCTCTTAACACTAGTAAAGATTCTAATAGTAATAAAATAAATACTAAACTTTCTAGCATGGATACTAATGAAATAAAAGCATTACAAACACAATTAACAGCTTTACAGTCAACTGTTCAAAGTGTTTCAAGTTCAATTTCTCAAGCATTTACATCAATGCAGAATAATTTAAGAACTAGTTTAGTTGGATGTGCAAATATAGCAAGGAATCAATTTGTAAGTATATCAAACGTAGCTAGAAATCAATCTTTAAATGTTTCTAATATAGTAAGAAACCAATTTTTATCTATTAGTAATATAATACGAAATCAAATTACAAATGCTAGAAATGTTGTTACATCACAAATGATAAGTATGAAAAAGGTTATATCAACTCAAATTTCAGAAGCTAGGAATAAACTAACTTCTCAAATGATATCAATTAGAAATGTATCTAGAACACAAATTACACTTGCTAGAAATGCTGTTACATATCAAATGATATCAATGAAAAGAGTTATAACTACTCAATCAAGAGAAGCAAGAAATAACTTTACAAGACAAATGATAAGCATGAAAAATGTTGCTAGAACTCAATCAAGAGAAATTGGTCAACAATTAGCAAATGGTGTTACTCAAGGCATTCAAAGTGGTACAGCAAGAGCAGTTAGTGCAGCAAGAAGTCTTGTTAATCAAGTTAATGCAGAAATGAAAAAAACTGCTAAAATAAATTCGCCTTCAAAAGTTACCACTGATTATGGAGAATATATGGACGAAGGTTTAATTGTTGGTATGAAAAATAAAGCTGAACAAGTATATGCCGTAGCTAGGGATGTAACTTCAGAAATGCAAAATGCAATGAAAATGGCTGTTCAATCTGAAACAACTAAATTTTCATTAGAAGCTAGTAGTAACAGTAATCTTAAAATTGTAAATAGTGTAAGTAATAACACAGTAAAAGAAATAGCTAATTCGCTAGGAGAAACATTAAAAGAAACTATAGGAGATATAAGTGATAGACCTATCCAAGTCCAAGCTAATATGGATAAAGTAAAAGTTGTAGATATAATTGCAAAACCTATAGATGAAAAAAATAAACGAGATGAAAAAAGATTAAATAGATTGGAGGGAATAACAAGTGTTTAAGTTTAATGACATTGATTTAGAAATGTTTGTCAAAGTTATTTCAATAGATACAACTTTGATGTCAGAAAGAGTAAATAACTTTTTAGATCCTCCATCTGAAAATGGTCGATATTATCAAAATTCTAAATATGATTATAAAGAAATAACAATTACTTTTGATATAAAAGCAGATACAGAGGAAGATTGTAAAGATATTATTGATACGTTGTCATCTATATTTGATGTTTCTGAAGAAAAGAAACTTGTTATTGATGATAATGAAAGAGTTTATTTAGCAATTCCTGATGGTAAATTTTCAAAAGAAAAAA